AACTCACCAGGTTGTAATGGCTGTGCATCATCTCTAATTCTTATACCTCTAGTTTTAAAACCAGCTGGTAAGTTTGCTAAAGTTCCTGCATCTAGCAATTGTCTTAGAGCTGCAGTTGCAGTTCTAGTTAAACCACCAATCATGTGTATCAAACCAAAACCATAGAAACCTGTACCAGGTAAAAATTTAAATTGTACAAAGTATTTTATTTTTTCTTTTGTTGGATCGTCTTGTGTAAAGTTTCTTCTGATTGATAAAATTTTATTATTAGATTCTGCAATCGTTACAATGTATGGAAGTTTGATTCCTGTTTCTTCACCATCAGTTCCAATATCTTCAAANCCAGGTAAATCTAAATTTACATGCATTTCTAAAATTGTGTATTGATCTTCTTGACTATCTTTTGTTACACCTTCTAATTGTCTTTCTTTTGCTTCTAGTTGATTTTCTGTAACAGGTGGTTGTCCTAATTCTATGTCTCTATAAAAACCTGACACTTGTTGTTTTCGTAATTCGTTCTCAGACATTTTGATTACATGCACAATTGCTTCTGCATCTTCTAGTGAGTTTGCAGAATATGGTACAATCAAATCATCAGCCGGAACAAATTTAGAAACGGCTCTACCTAAAAGATCATCGTAATAAACTTTCTTAAAGGTAGATCCGGAGAGAGGTAGATAGAAAAGCATTTGATCAAACTCTGGTTCATACTCTTGCATCTGATCCATAAGTTGATAATTCATAAAATCTTTTACTCTGTGAGCTTGGTCTTGTTTTTCATTTGTAACGTCACCTAAAATCTGTGCACGCACTGGACCATCAGCTGGTAGTAATTCTTTGTAAGCTTGCGCTTGAAACTGTGTAACCGCTTCAGCAAGCACAGGGTGGTTGACACCTGATGCACCTCTGAAAGGTTCTGTTCGTCTTTCGTATTTGAAACCTAATAGATCTAGACCTTCTCTGTAAGACTGTTCCCAGTCTCCTCTAGACTCTTTGTATTCTGTGTATTGATCGTAAAGTTTTGTGCCAAGCTCGTCAAGATCTTGGTCTTCCATAACTTCTGCTAAATTTTGAAAATGATCTGTTGATTGTAATGGACCTGTTGATGGATCAAAAGATACTTCTGCTCCGCCCTCTTCGTCCATAGTTACTTCAACGTCTTCTCTTTTTACATTGTCTTCGATAGGAGTTTCTACTTCTGTTTCTACAAAAGCCTCATCCGTAACGTTGACATTTGGTAATGGTTTATCTATCTCTGCCATATCTCTTTCCTGTTAATTATTTCACACCTTTCAAAGCTGACACTATACCTCCATCGAAGTAAGAAGTAAAGCTCTCATCCATAACGTCATAGGTACCTTCGTCCAAAGGTTTAGATAAAATATCAGCCATGTATTGTGTTCTAAATTCTGGGTCTTGTCTTATTCTTCTACCAGTAGTAGCCACTTCAGCATCTCCAGTTATATATGCTCCTGCTAAATCAAAAGGATTTCTTTCGCCTGCTTTTACAGCAGTGTTTACTGCCGCAAGACCAGTTACTACTCCAACTGGTTTAATAACTTTACCTGTAGTTTTAGCAATAGCTCCTAAAGCTTTTTTTAGTTTTGAAAAATCTCTTTTTGTAAAACTACTTAAATCTTGTTCTACTCCTGAAACAATGTTTCTAAAATCAGTTTGAGGAGAAAGTTTTTTACTACCAAATTTTTGTCCACCTGTTTCAATTCTAATCTTATTTGCATCTAATTCTGCCGACCTATCTAAGTTTCCTTTTCTAATTTGTTGTTCTATTGTGTCAGCTAATTTATTTTTGTCTTGTCTTAATAATTGAAAATTACCAGTAGCTCTGTTTTTAACTCCCTCGGCATGATGAATTTCTATTGCTCTTTTAGCTCTATTAATACCACCCTTATCTTTTGATAAATATTGTAATAAATCATTTAATTGAATTTTTGCTGGATCAAAACCCTCTGGTAAAAGTTTACTTATAGTTGGATAGTTTAGAAGAGGAGTTCTGGATTTATTTGCAACATCGACATACTTTTTTATTTCTGGAAAATCAGGATGTTTATTTATATTTTTAATTGTATATNATTTTGTTCCTTTTCCTGTTTTATCTTTCATACCAATAATTTTATTAGTTCTTGATATAGGCTTGTTAGGTTTTTGTTTTATTGGTTCGTATCTTTCATCACCTAAAGCAGCAGCTCTATCCATTTGAGCTAAAGTCCAACCATCTGCAGTTCTTAAATCAAAAGCAAACCTAAAAGGTTTAGGATCATCAAAATAAGTTTGAATTTTTTTGTATAGATTAGTTTCACTTGCAGGNACTCCATATTTACTGTTTCTAGTAAAATCAAATTTTACATCAGGAAAAGCATTTATTAATTCTTCCTGCATGTATTTTGGTAAACCTGGAAAAGCTTTTTTATAACCTCTTTTTACAAATCCAAATACTCTGTCATATTCTGCGTCTGTTGGAGCAAAGCCATATTTTCTTTTTGGACCAAACTTTGCGTTAGGAAATTCTTTTTTTATTTTTGCTTGTTGTGCTGATGTTAAAGGTTTGTCTTGAGTCTTTACTTTAAATTTTGCTTTACCTTCTTTTCTTCTTCCTGCATCTCTAACTCTATCATAAGCTTTTCTTTTTTGTTTAGCATCTAACTCGTCATAATTTTTTTGAAAAAAATATTGAGAAGCTTTATTTAATTCTGATTTACGTAGAGTTTTACCTTTTGGTTTTTCATATCCTTTTCTTTTTCTATTTTTTTTAACCCATGCCTCACCATCTTCTTGTTTTTTAAAGTATCTAACTCTTTCAGGATTACGCCCCACTGTAAATTTTATCAATCCCTTATTAGGTCCTGTCTTTATAGCTTTACCACCTTTGCTATAACCCTGCCTCATCGCTTCGCGCACCGCTTCACCAAAGTCATAACCATCGTCCATGAGCTCATCTACTTTCTTTCTAAACGCTGCGGCTGCAGCTTCTTCAGAAGAACCGTTTAATAAACCACCACCTGCTCTTGGATTACGTTTTGCAAACTCATTGAATAATTTTATTTGCTGTACCTCAAACTTAGGTTTTGGCCTAGCGATTGTGCTTGTTTTTCTGATTGTTTGTTTACCTAACTTCCTCTGAAGTTTATCTAGAATACTTTCAAATTGTCCGGGCATTATTTTAGCCTGTTGTAAAGATATACTCTTCCGCCGTCATAATAACCACCTGCACCTGCTGCCTGATCATCAGCTGCTTGAGAAGCTGCNGCATCTGCAGCTGCTTGTCCTCCAGCGTGTCCACTACCTCCACCTCCGTTTTGATAATCATTTAGATTAGTGGGAGTAATGTTAGTTGTCTCTAAACCTATTTCTACATCTGCAGGATTAACAGGATTACCAAAATCATCTCTTCCTTGTGGGCCAAAACCAAATATGTTTCCAAAACGTGTTGATGGCGCATTTTGAATTGCATTTTTAGCCATTACACCTAATGCAGCTGTAAATGGATTTCCCAAAACAAATCCTAAACCAAGACCTAACGCGTCAGTTAAAGATCCAGTTCCTGTGGGACTAGTGTCATCGTCATCATTCGGCCCATCACCACCTATGCTTGGACGATTTATTTGATTTATATTTTGATTTATAATATTTGGAATACCTGGTTCTTCTGGTGTTGGAGTTGGTGTTGGAGTTGGTGTAGGTGTTGTTTGACTAAAATCAAACAAAGATAAATACTGATCCAAAGTATATTGTCTTTGTAAAGTTGGGTTAGCATTATATGTTGCTATTAAATTTGCTCTATTTGCCATTAGTAATAAGTTCTCTCTATTCGTGGTAACGTGTCTTCTTTTTCATCTTCAGGGTGAACTACAAATCCTCCCTGTCTAAAACGCATTACCGCTTGTGTCATACTATCCACCAAATCATCATGATCTCCATAAGGAAATGATGCACACTCTTCAATTACCTCTTCAGCAAACTTATGATCAGGAGCCCAGATCTGACCTGACTCAAATAACGGGGCCACTGCATTAATCCTAGCGTGTTTGTCGTTTCCTTTGCTAGGTGTATAATTTATAACAGGTATCCCCATTTTTCTCAACTCATAAGTTAACGGCAATCCAGAGGCTTTTGATTCTATGATAACTGTCTCAGGATTCCAGTATCGATACTGGTCCATCGCTACACGTTTAAGTTCTGGAAACTCTAACCTTTCTTTAAACGCATCTAGTAATATTAAATTAGCAGGACTATCTTGGTCCGGATAAAATACACCCCAGGTGGTGATTGCACTGTAGTCTGCTGTCTCCTTTTTTAAAAATGCTGTGTCATAACTTTGTATGATATGTTGCAAAGGCGGTATGTAATCTTTCTCCCACAACTGCCACCAATCTCTTTTGATAATAGATCCTTCTTCTGCTGTTGGATTTTGCATCCATTGTGCATTCCATTTACCAATACTTAAACTGGCTTTAACACCTTCTAATTCTTTCTTCTCCCAATACTCTGGCCACACAGGTTTACCTGATGGCAAGATTGCAGGAAACTCAATTATCTCCCATTGATCTGATTTTAATTCTTTCTGTGATTTTAATAACATGCCAGTCAAGTCTTTCATGTTCCATCTCGTCATGACCACCACTATAGCTCCGCCTGGTTGTAAACGTTGACGTGGACCTGATGTATACCATTCGTAAGCACGCTCAAGCGCAGTCACGTTCAATGCATCTTGTTCAGAGTGTGGGTCGTCAATTATAAGTAGATCCGCTCCACGACCCGTGATTGCCGATCCCACACCCGCTGCAT